AAAATAATAAAATAAAATAAAAATATAAAATGCCAACAAAAAAGTTCTAATTGAACATATATGTTAAATATGCTGGAAGCAAACAATTATTTATGGCGAATTAGGAATAGTTTTTAACTGGTTTAAATATACCATAAAATCTATTCTTATACCTCTCCGCTCCTATATGGACGACGTTAAAATTTGAAAGATATTAAGATACAGCATCAGTTGATGTCGAGGTCTTAATTTTATGATATTTAACCCTAATTCTAAATTAATAATTTACCCTCTCAGGTACGAGTCCAGAGAGAAGTTTCCGTACTTTATACGGATATGGCCTTTGAACGGCATGAAAAAATACTTCTTCTTAAAAACATGAGTACAACAGCGAAGAGTTCGATTTTTAAAAACATTATTTTTACCAACTATTTAGTTGAAAGTTGCGAGCGTCAAGTATTGCAAGAAATACATGATGACTCAGCAAGATGTGTCCCCCTTAAATTACAATCTGATATTAAAGATTATTTTGATTTTGCCAAATTTAAAAATTTTGATGATTCAATAATCTGTTTAATAGAAGATTTGATTTTCCTTACCTACAACTGCTATAAGTCCTATAATCAAGGTAAACTTGATAAAACTCGCTTAACTATAGCAATTTTGCAATTCCATAAGAGTCAGATCAATACTTCCATAATAAAAAGTATTACATCATCTTCCTTATTAAATTATGCTCTGAATATATTTGAATCAACAGATGATTCTCTTAATATTCAAAATTTTGAAGATAACCTTACTTCTATACGTGATATATTGACTCAGTATCACAGTTTAAAACATAGTGTTTTATTTAAAAAAATACATAAATTATGTTTATTTGCCATGAGCTACTCTATTTTTGATAAATTAGGTTTAAAATTCGAAACATTTGGTTATACAACTTTCGAATCTGAAGCTATTAAGCATAAACATAAATCCAATAAAACAGATTTAATTTATGTTCTTTGTGATTCTCTTTTATTTTTATGTGAACGTGGATATCAAATATTGAAAACTGGAGATATTCAATATTTATTTCATTCTAGTAAAACTTATACAAATCTATTTGATCAAGTCGAAGAACTAAAACGTAAAGCAACTTTATTACATAATCCAGAAGCATTTGATTTTACGGAAAGTTCTTTTCGAGATGATTTAGATACTCTGTCTGAAAAGATGACTAATATCGTTAAATTTTCGTCAACTATGAATGATATTGAATTGAAACAAACCAAATCTTTGTTGAATGATTTATTGATGTTGCGTTTTGAGATGACAACATCTCGTGCTGCTCGAGAACATAGAGAGGCTCCATACAGTATTTTAATTTTTGGGGATTCTGGTATTGGTAAGTCAACTATTAAAGATTTATTATTCTATCACTTTGGTAAGGTTAATAAATTAGATACTGATAAAACCTTTTGCTATCCTCGAAATCCAGTTGCCAAATACTGGGATGGATTCACTACTTCTCAATGGTGCATTATATTAGATGATGTCGCTTTTATGCACCCCGATAAAGCTTCTAATGGTGATCCCTCTTGTATGGAATTTCTACAAATAATTAATTCGGTTCCTTTTGTTCCTGATCAAGCAGATTTAAAAGATAAAGGTAGGACTCCATTAAGAGCAAAATTAGTTATTGGAACAACTAACTCTGAAAACTTAAATGCCCATTTTTATTTTTCATGTGCTTCGGCAGCCCAAAGAAGATTCCCTTATATAGTAGTACCAACTGTAAAGAAAGAATTTCAAGATGTGAATGGCATGTTAGATTCCAGTAAAACCATTGATTATGATGGTTTGTATCCAAACTATTGGATTTGGACAGTTAAGATCGTCGAAACATTACCGGCAATAGCTGCTAATGTTGGGCGTCCTGCTCCAATTAAAGTTCATAGTGTATATAATGATATCAATGATTTTTTACAATGGTACACAAAATCTATATTAAATTTTAAAACTAATCAAGCACGTGTGACTAAATCTATACAAAACATAGAGGATATTAAAATCTGCCACAATTGTTATTTTGTAGAGAAATTATGCAAATGTGAAGTTCAAAATCAAATTTGTATGTCTATATTATATACTATATTGTTAACTATAAGATCTTTTGCATTTGGTTATTTTATGACATGGTTATATTCACTTTTAATGATTTGTAATATTATTGGTTTAAAAGCTTCGTATTATATATGTTTATCTTGGTTGGAAGGCAAAATAGGAATTAATTTCATTTCTATATTGAATCGTTATATTATGTCAAAACTTGGCGATAAAATACATAAACATTTGGGTAAGCATGATAAATTAATTCGTATAGCTTCATCAGTGTCTGCCATATTAGTTTCAAGTTACGTATTACGATTAATTTATAAAATGTTTAACACGATTACTTTTGATAATATTCAAAATGATAAAGATATAAAATTACCTATTCCTTTGGAAAAGGAGAGAACTAATGTTTGGTACAATGATGATTATCAATTATCTGCAATTGATCTTACTCCTGAGATCACATCTAGTAATAGTATGAATAGAGCGCAATTCATAAAACTTGTGGAACGAAATGTAGCACATTGTACAATTGATAACAATAATGGTCGTCGTATTAAATTTAAGATATTTTGTATTGGTAGTAATAATTATATAACCAATAATCATAATGTTCCAATTATGATAGAAGGCAATTATACCATAACATGTATTTTTTCTCAATCTAAAGATGGTATTAATTCCAATTATACATTTAAACTAACTGAGAGTAGTATTAAACGTGATGTTGAAAATGATATTTGTATTTTAAATTTAATAAATTTGCCTGTTAAAAAGAATTTATTAAAATACATTCCAAAGAATATAAAAACTTGTAAAAATAATGGTTTTTACTTAATGCGCTCACAAAATGGTGAAGTATTGGAGAAGAATGTTGTTAAAATTTCTTCAACTAATGTTAAATTTGAGGATTTACCAAATTATTCTGGTAGATCGTGGAAAGGTATTGTTACAGATCCAACCGAATTTGGAGATTGTGGTTCACTTTTAATAGCTGAAACAGGTTTGGGTTTCATGATTATTGGTCTTCATGTTGCTGGCGCTAATTTAAATGTGGCTAGTATAGTTATTAATCAAGATTTAATAAAACCTTTAATAGATACCGATAAAATGGTTTCTCAAGGCTATCCTAAATTATCTGCACCAAGTGTTTCTAGAGAACTTCAATCTCTATCTCCTAAATCTGTATTTCGTTTTATAGGTACTGGTTCTGCTGAAGTTTATGGATCTTTTTCAGGATTCAGACCAACCCATAAATCAAGTGTTTGTTTAACTCCAATGGTATCTTATTTAACAAATTTTGATTATAAAATAAAATATGGACCTCCCGTCATGAATGGTTGGCAACCTTGGCGTATTGCAGCAATAGATATGGTAAATATAAATAACAATATCGACATGGAAAAATTGCAGATATGCGCTGATCAATATTATGAAAATATTGTGCGATCCTTACCTCAGGATGCTTTGAAAACCATTTTGATGGTTTACGATACTTTCACAGCCATTAATGGTGCTGCTGGTATCGCATACGTTGATAAAATTAACAGAAATACCAGCGCAGGTAACCCTTGGAAGAAAAGTAAGAAATATTTTTTGGAAGCTATTCCTCCTCAACATGGTTTAGAGGAACCAGTTAAAGTTTCAAACGAAATCCTCGATCGCGTGAATGATATGTTGGAACAATATAGTCAGGGTTTTCGCGTTCACCCAAATTTCTGTGCTCATTTGAAAGATGAGGCCGTATCTTTTAAAAAGATACAAATGGGTAAGACTCGTGTTTTTACCGGTGCCCCATTTGATTGGACTATAATTGTTAGAAAATATTTTTTAAGTTCTATTAGATTGATTCAAAATTACAAATTTGCTTTTGAGACTGCTGTTGGAACCAATGCTCAGTCAGTTGAATGGCATCATTTGTTAAATTACTTGGAATTTGATTCTATTGATAGTTTATCTAAACATAACGATTCTATTAATGATAAAATTGCAGGAGATTATAAAAGTTTTGACAAGCGTATGTCAGCTTGTTTCATATTACAAGCTTTTAATATTTTAATAAAATTATGTAAGCAAAGTGAAAATTTTTCAGAAACCGATTTATTAATTATGCATGGTATAGCACATGATACCGCGTTCGCTTTAATTGATTTTAATGGTGATTTGGTTCAATTTTTTGGTAGCAATCCATCCGGTCACCCTTTAACTGTTATTATTAATTCTATAGTAAATAGTGTATATGTTCGTCTTGCTTATTTGGATTCCCATCCTGATGGTATAATTTCTGATTTTAATGATAACGTTAGATTCATTTCTTATGGTGATGATAATGCTATGAAATCAAAAGTTGATTGGTTTAATCACACAAGTATAGCAAATAATTTAGCAAAATATGATATTACGTATACTATGGCTGATAAAGAGGCTGAGAGTGTACCTTTCTTGCCTATGTCACAAATATCATTCTTAAAAAGAAATTGGGTTTGGAATGATGAATTACAAACATATTTAGCTCCATTGGATCATGAATCAATAGAAAAAATGTTAATGGTATGGGTTAGATCGAAATCTATTTCTCAAGAGGAACAAATTATGGCTGTTGTAAATTCGGCTATAAGAGAGTATTTCTTCTATGGTAGGAATATTTTCGAAGAAAAGCGAATATTATTATATAATATGTGCAAACATTTGCATTTAGATAATTGGTTTGATGGATCATCTTTCCCTACATGGGATGATTTGGTCTTAACATTTAAGAAAAATTCAAATATAATTCAACCAAACCGCTATCAATTTATTGATAAATAATTTGGGGTGTTGATACATGTCCCTACTGAAAGTAAAAACCAAAAGATCAATTTAACTATAGTTACTGCTTTATAAAAATTAACACTTTACATATTGTATATTAAAGAGTGTGGATAGTTATCTTATATTTACCTGGGCGTTCCCCGAAATCTCTTTTTAGAGAAGATCCTGGTTGATGATCATATTATGTAAAGTGGTGCGCCATACTAATAAGTGTGAATTGGTGCGACTAAAATGCACTTACCATATCAATATATAAACAACAATTCCCGGAGTGTGAATGGGGAATTCAATCTAGTATTTCACACATGTTTAAAAATATAGGTAAAAATCAGATTTTTTGTACAACGGATAATAATTTGATTGATACTAAAAAACCCATATTTATTTATATACAAGGACTTGATGCCAGAGTGCGTTATAAATTTACTTATATATCTGAACTTTACAGTTTTGTTCAAAATCGGTATATAAAATCTTATTTTTTATCGAAACGATCCAAATTTGATAAAATGCCAAAATTTAATTTTGGTTTGTATTATTCTGGTAAATATCTCAAGAATAAAAAGGTTGATTATTCAGTTTATGATATTACTCCTGGCTCTTTTATAGATATCCGAGATTTTAATTTGGATTGGTCTATACAATCATCTGTGCAACAATCTAATACTGCAGCTGATAATGTTATTGACCAAGTAACATTAACTTTTGATGATGAAAATGCCGGGGAAGTCACTGATATTCCTTCTGATATTCAAACTGAAAATCCTTATGTTTCAAAAAATTCTGAAATCGAACATTTTCTTAAGCGACCAGTAAATATAACATCATATTCTTGGACTTTAGGTTCCACTACACCAGCCCAATTTGAACCATGGACTTTATTTTTTAATCATCCATCTATTAAGAAGAAATTGGATAATTATTATTTATTGCGTTGTAAATTAAATGTCAAGTTCGTAATTAATGCTTCTCCTTTCCATTTTGGTTGTATGTTAGCAGCTTATAAGCCTTTATTAAATTATCTACTACCAGCAAGAGTTGATACTACACTATTATCAGCTGATGCTGCAAATGTTGGTTTATCACAATTACCACGTGTTTACATATATCCTCAGGCTTCACAAGGTGGAGTTATGCAATTCCCTTTCTTGTTTCCAAAAGAATGGCTAAACGCTACTTCATCCGCCGCATTTGATGATATGGGTACTGTATTGTTAAGACCCATAACTCCTTTACAATTTGCCAATGCTGGTGTCGGTACTCCAATTACAATTCAAGTATACGCTTGGGCTGAAGATATTACATTATCAGGACCAACAGTTAAATTAGCCCTACAATCTGGTATTGATGAATATCAATCTTCAGGAGCCATATCTGCCCCAGCTTCTGCTATAGCTAATGTTGCGGGTTTACTAGAAAATGTACCTATTATTGGAAAGTATGCCACCGCAACAAAAATGATTGCGGGTGCTGTTGGCAAAGTAGCATCTTTTTTCGGATTTACGAATGTTCCAGTTATCAAGGATGTTCCAGCTTTTATTCCGAATGCTTTACCTCAATTAGCATCACCAGAAATTGGAATACAATTGGAAAAATTGACAATGGATCCAAAAAACGAATTGACAATAGATCCTACTTCTGTTGGTATTGATTTGAAGGATGAATTATTAATATCTAGTTTTGTTTCTCGTGAAACATATTTAACTCAATTTCCCTGGTTAATTTCTAATGCACCTGATACTATTTTATTTAGTACCAGAATTACTCCAACTATGTTACGTGTGGAGTCTGGTATTAATCAACAATTAATACAAGGAACTCCAATGTGGTTAGTTTCATCATTATTTTCTTACTGGCGTGGTGATATTAAAATTAGATTTAAATTTATTTGTTCTCAGTATCATCGTGGTCGTGTAAGAATTTCTTGGGATCCGGTTGGTGCTATCGGTTCGACAGTTGATACTTCAACTGAGGTTTACACTAAAATAGTGGATTTAGCAAAATGTTCAGATATCGAAATTAATGTCCCATTTATGCAAGACACAGCATTTTTATCAACAGATCAGACCATTCAAAATAATTATGCCAATGATGGTACTATGGTGCATATTCCCGGATCAACAAATGGTGTTTTAACTGTTCGAGTTTTAAATGATCTATCAGCACCCTTATCAACTTCTAACATACAAGTTTTAGTATTTGTTGCTGGTAATGATAATTTATCATTTTCATGTCCTTCTGATCCTGATTTGACCAAAACTATATGTGCTTATCCAGTGCAAACTTCCATTGAAAATTATGATACGGAAATGGATGTTACAGAAATGGCAATGGAACCATCTAATCCACCAGGTCATCTATATTTAAATTATCATGGTGAAGTTATAAAATCATTAAGACAATTATTTAGGAGAACTGTTTTTACACGCTTTTCATTAGCTCCCTCATCTTTAATTACATCTACAAGTGCTGGGGCTACTGTTATTCATCGTACTAATAGATATCCATTATATCCTGGATTTAATGTCGATGGATCAGATGTGTCAACAGGTTTAACATCTGGTTTACCAGAATATTATAATTGGGTCTCTTGGACTCCTGTCACTTGGATTTCCCAATGTTTTCTTGGAGTTAGGGGATCCATGCATTGGAGAGTAAATCCTTTGAACCGATCTAATAATTATTACTCTAGTTTGCGAATCTTACGATCATCATGGGATACTAATAGAACTATAGCTCGTTCTTTGAGATCTTTGATTACATCGACTACCACTACCAACACTTTTGCTAGAAATTCAGTGATAAATTATGATTCTGAGATCAATGGTGTATCTATTACCAATCAGAGAACACAATCAGCTTTAAATGTTTCTCTTCCATTTTATTCAAAATATAAATTTAGAACCACCACAGCTTTGACTAATACTAATGGTTCATCTGAGGATGATTCCAATTTGGACTGGTTTCAAATTTCTTATGATCTCACTCCATCAGCTGATAATGCTGGTAGTACTACAAATTTCTCTGGTGCTGGAATTTCTATGTATTCAAGTGCAGGGACAGATTTTAGTCCTATATTTTTTGTAAATGTTCCAACATTGTACAAATATTCTAGCATTCCCGTATCCAATGCTGGTACACCCGCGTAATTTATTACGAAATTTAAAAAACCCCATGAATGGTGTGGGGTCTTCGCAACTTTCAGCGAAGTTTTGCTTTAGTAAGTGAACGACACAATTTACCTTTAGGTAACTAATTTTTAGAAGTTTTTGTAATTTGTGTTTTCACAAATGAAATTTTTATTCTAAAGTTAGCTGTTATGTTTTCCACTTATTACTGATAATC